CCGCAGCAAATGGAAAAAGTGCTAAACCCATTAGAGCTATTGCACCTGCGCCTGCAATAATATAAGGTGCTGCGAGTCCTGCGAGAGCGCCTACTAATCCCAATCCTAATAGGACGGTAAACCCTTTTCCAATATCTTCCCAACTAACTTCTGCAAACTGTTGTAGCCCTTTTCCCGCAAGCCACAAAGTACCTGCTAGGAGCCCTATCGTTACTGCTCCTAATAGTGCTCGAGGATTACCTAATGCTGCTAATCCTCTTCCTAATCCTTGAAGGAGCTTTTCAATACCTCTACCAAGCCCTCTTCCAATATTAGTCAATGCATTACCTACGCCTTTAGAAACTTCTGTTGCAACGTTTTTAAACGTTTTAGCTAGTTCTGTTGCAACGTTTTTAAACGTTTTAGCTAGTTCTGTTGCAACGTTTTTAATTGATTTAAAAATATCAGTAACTGTATTTTTGAAAGAGGATTTGAGATTAGTAGCAGAAGATGAACCAATCTTTTCAGTCTTCTTAAAAATTCCTCCTAATTTTCCTAGACCCTTCTTACCTAATTTTCCTGCACCTTTTAACGTTTCCCCTAGTAAATTTATACCGGTTAGCTTTGTAGTTCCAAAAACAAGGAGAGCTGCATTAAGTGCTTTTGGACTTTCCCCTAAGTATCCAATTATTTTTCCTAGAACCTCTCCAATCGTAATCAGCGGACCTAGTGCAGGAAAGGCAGCTTTGAGGCCTTCAGACAAACCTAATTCAGGATCTTTCATAGTATCCTGAATGATCCGGAGTTTCTCCTGAAGCCAATTGAAAGCTTTTTTAAGAGGGTCTATTATCGTTGCAGTGCTCGGAAATGCTTCTTTTAATGACTCAAATACTCCTCTACCCTCTTGTATACTTCTTAAAAACACCCTTACTTTCTGGGTTGTGCTTTCTACGAAATCTTCTATCTTTCCAGCACTCTTATCTATAAGGCGTACTAGCTGAGGAACAATTTTAGCGACTAAAGGAGCAAATGCTAACTTTAGAGCATTGACTGCTCTTCTTATCTGATCCTGTAGTGACTGCTGAGCCATTGCTAATCTGTTAGCCTCTTCCTGTTCCTCAACAGACATTGATTGAATCTGTAGAGTTTTTGCAAGTTCCTGTCTAGACATACCCAATGCCTGTGCTAAAGACTCTTGGGCTAGTCTGTTCATTCCGGCAAAGTCAGCTGCTGTTATGCCTTGGTTAGCAATCTCTCTTGCTACCCCTTCCATATCGTTCATCAAAGCAAACTCTCTTGCTTTAGAGAGGTTCAATGCTCTTCCGGTTAAAAGTTGAGCTTCTAATTCTGCCTCGATTGAGCTTTCAAAATATAAACCTCCGGCTATATCGTCTACTTTCTTGAGCGATAGACCTAACGCCCTAGCCTGGACTGCAGCTTTACCGAGAAGGACTGGGTTATTTTGTAGTGAGAGAGCAATATCCTCAGATACATCGGCAATGTCTCTTAGGGCAATGCCTGGTGCAACAGCAGATTCTGTAAATTTGTTTGCAGCATTAATTCCTTCTAAAAGACCGTCTTGATATGAATTTAAACTCATACCAACTGCTTCGGATCTTAGAGCAAGGTTAGTTGCCTGTTCGGCAGACAAGCCTAATAGTTGTACAGCTTCGCCTATTTGTGCAATTTGAGAAGGTCCAAAAACTCCAGAAGCACTTAAACCCAACTCATTGGTTGCAGCTACGGCTGCTTCTACATACTCAACCGCTGTTATTCTTTGATCATTAAGGGCTGCCTCTAGTTCTAAATTTCTACCTGTTAGTCTACCAAACTCTACGGCTTTAGCATTAAGTTCTAAAAAGGCCTGTACTGCTGCTCTAGATGCTCTTACTATAAGGCCTATAGTTACAAGCGGATCTTTTATAAGCTCTTTAAACGCCTTTGCCAATCCTATCAGTCCGGAGAAAAGTGTTCTTGTACGGCCAAACAGTTTATTATTGGCTTCGACCGACTTGGCGGTTTCCTTCATGCGTTCCGTAGCTTCTTCTATACTGTCTGAAAACGCGTTAGAGTGTATACCGAGTTTAGACATGAGGCCAGATGCACCTTTAAGCAGGCCGCCGCCGATCCCCATTAAGCTGTTTATTTTTTTCTCCTGTTTTATTCTTCCCTCAAGCTGTGCTGTTATATTGTCTAAAGATTCGTCGCTAACATTAGTTATGTCCTTTAGGTTATGAAGTCTTTTGTCTTCAATATCGCTCAGCTCTTCTCCCCTGTTTATCTTATCCTCCAACAGCTTTAGTTCTCTCTCTAGAGCTGGGCGAGTGAGTTCTAGAATTCCTCTCTGTGTCTTAAACTGCTTTTGTTTTGTTTTTAACTCCTTAAGAGAAAGTTCTGTATATCCTTGGACCTCAGTAACCAGTTCCGCAGTAATGTCGCGCATCTTACGACCTGATCTCAAACCTCTACCGAAGGCTGAATCTTGTGCTGTTCCTGCATCAGCTAGAGCTCCTGCAAGTTCGTTAAAGCTATCGGTTAGCTCACGAGCTAAGTTTATAGACTTACGGTCAGTCTGATTGCGTTCCTGCCTCAGTCTGTTTATTTCTTGCTCTCTTCTTAGTTCTTCCGGTGTCGCCATTTAGAAAGATGATTTCATATAAATAGCAAAAGCTCGTAGTTATGTACGAGCCTTTGTACTATAGGTTGGAGGCCGTTTTATATTAGGACCTCTTGGGGTAGAACTCTTTTGCTTACCCCTAGCCTTATCCATCTCTTCCTTCTCTTTCTCATAATGCTCTGCAATTTTCCTATAAGTATAGTTTCTTAACCAAACAGGCATGGCATAGACCGTATCATGATCATATCCACCATTTCCGTGGAATACAATCTGATGTATTTGGTCAAAGAAAGAAGCTCTATACTCTGGCGTCAGGCCAAAGAAAGGTAATCCCAATAGGGATATCTACACCTCCTTCAGGACCTCCGTCTGGATAGAATCTTAGATCGACATCGGGCTGAATACTATCTGCATACTTTCTAAAGTCTCTTGCGTCTCTAGCCAAGAATGCATTGTCAACGAAGGATCTAATAACACTATCGGTCGTATCTCCGTTTACCGAGGTGATCATATGCTTCATTCTGGTAGAGATATCAAAGGTTTCGCCTTTCTTAATTTTCCTTAACCCCTCTAGTTCCTGAGTGATTTTAAGATCGTCCCCATGTGTGAGAAACTTAAAGGTTAATTTAACCCCGGTTGCAGGTAGTTCATATTCAAACTCATTAGTACGGTCTTTGAATAAAGATTCATCTACCTCTTTGTTTCCTACTAATGAGAGATCAACAGTATGCTTTTCTCCTCCGTATTCGAACTCATAATCCTTACCGTATCCTAGAACACGAGCAGCAACTAAAATTGCATTTTTATCCCCAAGTAAAAGATCGTTGTAGCTAAACTTGGTCACTACCATGGATTGAAGGAGCTTATCTACTACAATACCTTTAGCCAGGTAATTCTGGTTTGTAAGGATATCTTCTTCTTTTGCGGTCATATATTTGATTTCGACTTGACCGCTTGCAAGGGGATGATCTTCAGGATATAGAAGACCTTTAGATGGAAGGTCTACGACCTCGGTGGGAAATTTGAATTCAGAACTCATATAATTAAAACTAGCGTGAATTTAGTATAAATAGTAATATACAAAAAAATGCCCCGCCAGGCAACTTAACCTGACGGGGACTTACTTTCTTCTTATTTTCTAACCTACTATTAGTAATTGAGTACGCAGTAATCCATGGCAAGAGTTACGCTGATCTCAGCAACGTCGGAACTAGACCAGTCATAGTCTCCAAACGATGCATCTACGATGAAGGCTCCTTTGATAATCCATTCACCGACGATATCTCCAACAGGGCCTAGCTGGTTTAGTACTACATCCTGCTTGTAGAAGTCGGAGTAGCCGGCGCGTCCTGTTACAGACTCATACGAGAGACGAGCCCATTCCATCACTGCTTGGGCGCCTGAAGGAGTAATTGGATCGTAGAGGGTCATATCAACATTGTTCCACTCTCTCTTTCCACGAATCTTACGATAGGTGTTGATGTGATCGAGTTTTACCTCTTCATCTGTGAAGCTCGGAGTCGTTACAGTCTTTACCATGAAGGATGGGATATCCTGGAAATACATGATAAATCTGTTCTGAACCTTAGGTTCAAACGCTCTGAACATAATCTCGTTTGAGTCAAGTACTGCCATGTCTTTTGTTTATTTATTTACTATAAATAGTTGGTTATCAAATTATGCTACAAATGTTGCACCTGTAGGCTCAATTGTAAAGTCAAGTACGATGAATTCTGCCGTTTTAGCTGGCTGAATGAATACCTGACCGATTAACTGGTTGCGATCGATTACATCTGCTGTGTTGTTCGTATCGTCCATTACGACTCTGTAAGCGTAGAGTCCCTGACGCTGTGTTACCGACTCAAGGTATGGGTTAACAATACCGAGGAATCTGTTACGTGTCTGGATTGTGTTCTGTTCGAATACAAGCGACTTAGCAGTATCGGAGAAGAACTTCTTAAGGTCGATAAGAAGACGTCTTACGTTTACGCGGTCGAGTGCCGAAGCTTTCTTCTGAAGTGTCTTCTGACCGAATGCTACGATTCCTGTTCCAGGGAAGGTAGCGATCGGGTTGACGTTAGCTGTGTAGAGATCATCTCTCTGACCTTTTGTAAGCTTACGCTCGGCCTGAATGGCTCCAACGATACCACCTCTTGTAAGACC